ATGGCAGATTCAAACGAAATTAAACCAGTTTTAACCAATTTAACCAATGCAGAAACTAAGCAAGCAATTAATGCTTTGAAGCCTAAAAGCGTGGAGGTAGCTCCAAAGGTAGAAAAGCCAATTGAAGTTGTCAAACCAACACCAGTAGCAAAGGAGGTGAAGCCAATGGCAGAAGTAAAAGACCCTAGAGGGATGTTCGATTATACAGGCTGCGAACAGTACACCGTGCAAGATGGCGAAACATTGTTTGATGTTGCTCAAAAGTACAAGGTCGCTTTGCAACAGTTGCGTTATTTCAACCATGTACCAAAGGACACCATGCGAGTTAAGCCTAGGCAAACACTGTACATCCCCAAAGAACCGGTATTAGTGCCAGTAGGCGAATAGCATGAACCTGACACGGTACGATACAGCGACGATTAACAAGTTTTCTGTTGATTCACAAACAGGATTCTTGCATGTAAGCAATGCGCCAATCGCACGTGTGGGCGTTTTTCCTTATATCGGTAAAAGTGGGCAGATCACCATGGAAGCCAAACTTCCTGATGATTTATTGACTGATTCGGCTGTTGAGAGTGCAAATTCAAAGCCAGTTACAGACGATCACCCACAAGAATCGGTGAACGTGACCAATGCGAACCGATATATGAAGGGATTAACCGCCAATAATGCCCATGTTGATGGTGACAAGCTGAAAGTTGACATGACTATCACCGATTCGGCATTAATCAAAGAAATTCAGGGCGGCAAGCAAGAGCTTTCAATTGGATTTCAAACTGATGTGGTACCCGTTAAAGGTACTTTCAAGGGTATGGCGTACGATTCGGCACAAAAGAACATTCAAATTAATCACGTCGCAGTAGTTAAACGTGGTCGTGCTGGTCATTCGGTGAGATTAACCGGTGACAGTGCAGAAATGGTTATAGATGATTCACAAGAGAAAGGAACATCAATGGAAACTACAAAAATTCGTTTAGATGGTGCAGATGTCACAGTCGCAACCACAGACGCAGAAAGAATTTTAAAGCTTGATGCTGACAACAAGGCTAATAACTCAAAAATTGCCAAACTTGACGCTCAAATTAAGGCTTTGACAGCCGAACGCGACAAGTTAAAGGGTGGTGCTGATGCTAACAAGAAATCACTTGATGAAGCACAAGCCAAGGCTGATTCTCTTGAAAAGGAATTAGCCGCAGAAAAGAAAAAGTTTGAAGGGGATGCACTAGATCAAGCAATCGCTGACCGTATGGCACTTATCGATGAAGTAAAGCCATATGTTGGCGATTCTTTTGATTTTAAAGGCAAATCTCCGAAAGAAATGAAGCTAGAAGCTATCAGCAAGACTGATTCAGTCGATTTAAGCGCTAAGTCAGATGACTATATTGACGCTTATTTTGACTCAATCAAGAACCGCAATAACTCTGGCGTAGTTGGTTACACGGGTATTGAAACCAATGTCAAGACAGACAGCGTAGACAATAAACCCGCAAAAGACCGCTACCACTTAGCCTAAGGAGGTAATTAAATGGCAATTCCAGATGGAGAACTTTACAACACCGGTGAACTTGCACCAGGTCAATTAGCAACCATTGAACGCGCAACAATCAACACCGAACAAGCAGGAGCACCAATCGGCTTCGGTCAAGGTGTCGCAATTAAAGATGGTTTGGTAGTTCCAGCAACCGGCGGAAATATTTTCGGCGTGGCTTTACGCAGAACTTACTTAAACGCTGACTACTTAACACAAGAAAACATTGATGCTGACAAGTGGCAAACCGGTGAATTATTTGGCGTAGTTCGTGAGGGAACTATTCAAGTACCAATTAATGAAGATGTAAATGAAAACGAGAATGCAGCCGTTGATAAGGACGGCAATTTCAAGCCAGCAGGCGCTAACGACACAGTCGTTGGCGTCTTTTTAGGTTCCGGCAATAAAGGCGGTACCGCACGCATGCAAACCCGTATCCAGCTTTCTAACACTTCTGTTACAGGCTCAGGTTTGCAAAATGCTAACGCGCCACAAGTTGACCAACCTAGCACACCAGCAGTTAACCAAAAGCCAGCATCCCTATCAACGGGTTCAACAACTGGCACAGACAACAAGAACGGAGGTAAATAATGGCGAATAAGGACTATTTAACGCGTGAACAGCTTACCTATGTTGACAACGTTATTAAGACCCCAAAGGAACAAGAATTAACAGCTATGTCTCTTTTCCATACTTTTAGCGTTCCAGCATGGACTAAGCAAACCACATACAAGGTAATGACTACCGCCGGTCAAGCCGCACATTACGTTGACGGTGCCGACGATATTCCAGTAGTTGACATGAATGTAACCGAATCAGCATCCAACTTGACCGATATTGCGATTGCGGTTAGATACTCACGTCAACAACTTGGTGAAGCTCAACAAGTAGGCATGGACATCTTAACGCCAATGGCAACAAGAGCCCGTAGAGCGCTAGCAGAAGCCGAAAACAAGCTTATTTTTAATGGGCTTCATAATTCAAACCCAGCACTTAACATTAATGGCTTGACTGACCCAGTTTCTAAGTTGGGCGTGCAAGAATCAACCGCACCGGTTACATTTGATGCACTTGCTGACGACCCAGACAACAACTTAAAGATTAGAAATTGGCTTAAAGACGCCCAAAGCAAGATTACACACTTAGCTGGCTATTCAAACGCTCAACCAATTTTAGCGTTGCCACAAAGCGCAATTGACCAGCTTGATATGCCTTACAACCAATACAATCCACAAATGACTGTATTGCAAATGATTAGACCATGGTTCAAGGACATTAAGGCGGTTCCTGAACTTGAACACCAAAACTTTGGGTCTAACGGCAACAAGCAAGATATGGGTTATATCTTCTTGAATGACGCGGACATTGTACAAATTCCAGTGGCTCAACAAATACAACAATTGCAACAAGAATACCACTCAGGACGTACCACAATTCCTTACACTGAACGTCTTGGTGGTCTTGTAATGTACTACCCACACGCATTTGTACAATTGCACGGTATCAACGATCCAAAGAAAGCCTAGTTCGGAGGTAGCCTATGGACGATTTACAAGACATGCTTAATGCTGTGAAGCAATTAAGCCCAGATTTAACTTCTAAACTGTCTGATGATGCACTAAATGGGCTATTGACTAATGCTTATCAAATAGCAATGGCTGATGGTTTTCCAAAGCTTGCCAAGAACAACGATGGTGAGACTATCAAAGCTCGTGACATGGCTACGCAATACTTAGCCTTGCATTTAATCACGATTAACAAGGCTATGGGCGATGGTGGGGCTAATGTCACCAGCGAACAAGTTTCAGTGTTGAAACGTACTTATGCTGACGTTAGCAAGTTAGAGCTATTCCAGCGCTCGCCATGGGGGCAGCTATATCTATGGCTGTATAACCTTTACGGCAACGGTAGTATTTCAAGATATGGGGTTGTGCAACACTGATGGCTGATAGTTTTGAAGAAATCGAAAATAGGCTAGATCATATCACGAAAGAAATGGACTACTTAAATCATCACCAAGTAGTAATTGGCTTTTTTAGTGATGAAAATAGCTTGCTTTTAACAATCGTGAGAGCCAACGAATATGGGGCGCATATCCGTCCTAAAAATTCGAGTGGCTTCTTATGGATTCCGTCAAGGCAAGCTATTAAAGAGTTCGGGAAAAACGTTACTGCAAAAGACGTTAGAAATAAGTATCAGCTGTTCATCCCTAAGGGAAAGCACATTGCGGCTGTCAATCAAGACGGCAAATTGGTCACATATTTCTATCTGATGCAAAAAGTAGACATTCCAGCCCGTGCCTTTATCAGAAAAACCGGCATAGATTACCGTCAAAAATACCGCCGATATATCAAGGCAGGTATTGAAGGCATTATGTATGATGGCAAAACTGGTAAAGCCTTGCTTGAAAAGCTAGGACGCATGGGCGTGAGGGATATGAAAGAAGTAATGAGACGTTGGACAAAGCCAGGTAATGCGCCGCTGACCATTGACAACAAGCGTGGGGCTAATAATCCCTTGGTTGACACTGGACAACTTCGAAAGCGTATTACTTGGAAAATTTTGCCAATGACAGGGGGCACGCTATGAGTTTCTATATTCCGTTTGCGGATATGCTGGACAGTTTCGGGGTTGATTTAACAGTTTCCCCATATAACAGCCCAGCGAAAAAGGCTCACTTTCACTACGTGGGTGGTGTAAGAGTTGAAGACGATGACGCGCCAGATGTGCAACCGGAACAGCGACATGAACCGGTTGTTCCAAACAATGCGCAAAATTCTTTCATGGCTCAATTTTATACGGGTGGTGAGATGGCGCAGGCAGATCTTTTATGGATCAGCTCTAAGCTTTATCCCACGAACTCGACCGTAGAAGTGCCGTCTCAGCCAGGTCAAAAGTACCGAATTACGGGCAGTTCCAACTTTCAAGGCTATTCCGATGTTGTCATTTATGCACTAAAGGGAGATGGCAAGCACCCTAATGGATAGCAATTTACCGGTATTGAGTGATCATTTCTTAGTGCAATATATTCTGGGAAAGCTGGTCAATCAGGTCACGGGATGCGAGTTGGTCGAAGATGCAAACATTGACGAAATGGAGGATTATCCGTTTTTCACTTTCAAATGGATTGACTTGGACCAAGAGCCTAACGCCGACTGGCTAGGCAAGCATAGACAGTATATCTGCACTATGCAGATTGATTGTCACTCAAATTCGAGCGTACAAGCTATGAATCTTGCTAGAAAGCTTTTTGAAGCACTCCACGAAGTGCCATATCGCAGGTTTTTCAAGCAAGCGTACATAGTGCCTCAGAGCATTGATAACACGGGCGATAGAACCACTTCACAGGGCATTAATTATGATCACGATTTTGGTTTTGATTGCTCTTTCACCGTTACTGGTGGCTTTGAGTTTTTAGAAAAAGACCTCAACTTTAATGTCGAGGATTACACAATTGAATCAATTAAAGGCACATCAAGCGTTGTCGGCAGTGATACCGACGGCGCTTTTAATGTGTCCAAAAATAAGGAGGAAATTTAATGGCAGATGCTAAGACAACCACTGTCGTTGCACCTTATGACCGTGTCAGCGACGTAAACGTGGTTATTTCAGTTTTACACCCACGTCCAGTAGTTGGGCTGGGTAATCTTTTAATCCTAAATGCTGTCACTGCAAAGGCTCCAACGCCAGCGCAATCAGATGGCAAAGACGGTAAGAGCACCGATGCTAACGCACAAACTACGCCAGCAACTACCTTGCCAGATCAATTAAGCGTACAAGACCGCATGAACGGAATTCTATTACGCAAGACTGACAAGGCAACTGGCGCAATTTACCGCGAATACAAGAACATTGACGCGGTTGCGGTTGATTACGGTGAAGACACCGCAGTTTATAAGAAGGCACAAACCTACTTTGCACAATCTAACCACTCCGACCGTGTGGCAGTTTTGGACTATGACCCATCAAAGGCATACGACGCTTTGAAGGCTTTCTGGTACTTTAACTGGACCTTTGCAGTTCGCACATCTAATGACGTTGACGACAACTTAGTTGCTTTATCAAACATCTTTGAAGCTAACAAGAACCATATCTTAGTAGTTCAAAGCAACGATGTAACTCAATTCGACAAGATTTACGGTCAAAACTACACCGTCGGTTTGAAGCATGACACCGCTGAAAACATGGACAGTGCTCTTGTGGGTGCAATTGCTACCTTGACCGTTGGTTCTGTGACCTGGAAGTTCAAGCAATTAAAGGGTGTAACACCCGAGGTATTGACCTCAAATGAATTGTCCGCAATTCACAGAGCTCACGCATTCGCATACGTGGAAGTTAGCGGCGTTGGTGAAACGTCAGAAGGCTGGACTATGTCTGGTGAATACATTGACGTTATTCACGGCATTATCTGGGTCAACACCAACATGGAAAACAAGTTAGAGCAATTCTTGCAAGAAAATGGCAAGGTCTCATATGACCAAGTTGGAATTACTCGAATCAATGGTGTTGCTACGCAAGTTATGGAGCAAGCATACGCCCAAGGAATCATCTTAACCGATGAAACCACTGGTAAGGGTGATTACACCGTAACTACTTCACCACGTAGCGAACAATCACAACAAGACTTGTCTGACCGGCATTACGGTGGTTTGAGTTTCACTTACCACGTATCAGGTGCAATTCACACCATTACCGTACACGGTGAAGTTCAATCAGACACGATTTTAAACTAGAAAGGACTTATTAGATGGCAGCTCATAACAACGCACAAACGGGGTTGATGGGCACCTACGACGCCAATAATGTTTACTTCACTATTGACGGTAAGACTGCTTATGGCTATGGTGCAACAACCCTTTTCACTTTTTCATACGATAACGATTTGTTATCAGTTCAACAAGACCCTCAAGGAACAGGTACCGCAAGTATTAACAACAAAACTGGCGGTACCTTTACTTTAACCATCAATCAAATGTCACCATTCAACAAGATCATTGACGACTTAGCCGATGAACGCCGTGTTGGTGGTTATGCGGTTGATGCTTGCGATGGCTCACGTCACTATGTGGGCGCGCATGCTTATATCCAAAAGAAGCCTGACGGTGGTGCCGCTAATGAAGCCGGTGAAAGAACTATCACTGTTAAGGTCTTAAACGTTGTAGAAAATTCAGTTCTTTAATTAAAGCGAGGTAAAAATTTATGGACAACACTACTAACACTGAAAACCAAAACTTAGAAACTACTGTAAATGTTGACGCACAAGCAACAGAAGCACCAAAGGCAGAAGATAAGCCAACTAGCATGGCTGATATTTTAGCTGCTAGAAACAAGCAACTTCAAACCAGTGCAGTTCCTAACCAACGCGGTATCACTAAGGACATCACTCTTAACGCTGGAACTCCACAAGAATACACTTTGACGCTTCAATACCCAGGTTTTGCCATTGCTTCAATGATTGAAGATGATTCAACCCGTGACGGCGATATTAAGTTATCACTCGTATTAAGCAACGCCGTTGATAATGATGTATTTGTTCAACCACGTATTAAGAGCCTTGATTTCTGGGACACTCACAAGGGTGGGGTAGATGTTGCCCGTGAAGTGCTTTCCTTTCTTAACGACGGAATCGACGGCAACCTGGAATAAGGAACATCTAAAAGAAGCGGCTGACCGTTGGGAAGACCCGATTAGGTTGGCTATGCACGGTATTCCGCTGGATTTAACCATGAAAGCGAACAGAAACCAGTTAAATATGTACTGGGAGATCGTGCGAAGAGAAGAAAAACAACGCTTTAACATGCAAGCAAGCGCCACTGGGCTAGGTGTCTGGGGCGATGGAAAGAAATAGTGAGGTGAAGTCAATCAGAAAATAAACTGATGGCTTTTTATTTTGCCAAAAAGAAAGGGCGTTAATAAATGGCTGATGCACATGAAGGCATGTCGCTGTCCTTAAAAGCTAATTTTACGCAAGTGAATGAGGCTAAAAAGGCTACACAGGCTTTAAACTCAGCGTTCGGGGAATTGCAGAGACGAGCAAACAGTTTGCACATGTCTGCTAATTTCCCAAGGGAAATAAACCACATTGACACGGTAACCGCGTCATATGTTAAACGTCTGGAATCTGAGGGCAAAACTTACGAGGCTAATCAACAAAAGGTCAATGCATATCAGGGCGCGATCGGCAAATTAAGCGCCGAGCAGAGCCGCTTACAAACTGCCTTGAACCGCACCACTAGTTCTACTGACAAGGCTAGTGATGCTTATAGAAGTCAGCAAATAAAGCTCAATCAAACCACAGCCGAGATAAACAAATTCAAGGCTGGGATTAAGTCCGCTCAATCTGAGATGAAACGAATCCATCCAACCGGGTTTAACCGCTGGGTAAAGGGTGCTAATGAAGTAAATAAAATCACAGATACTGTAAAAGGTAAATTACATAGTGCTTTTAGCAGTATTAAAGGTGGTGCAATTGCATCCGCTGGCGCAATTGGTGCCGTTGGTGCGGCTGCCTTTTCTGGCGCTAAGCAATCAGCGGCAATTCAGCAAAGGTACCGCGAAATTAACAACCTTGCTGTTCTTGGCGGTGAAAAGCAAAAAGAAGTAACTAAGTCGGTTACTGAAATGCAACGTCAAGGGCGCGACATGTCCATTAAATATGGTAAGTCACAGCAAGAAATCGCGGCGGGGTATGAAGACTTAATCAAGCGTGGTTATACAACCAAGCAGGCATTAGGCGCATTACAAGCCGAATTACAAGCTAGTGTTGCTTCTGGTGACGACTTCAAAGACGTAACCACAGTTTCATCACAAGTGCTTGAAGCTTTCGGAATGAAAGCAGATAGTACTAAAACAATGCTTAAAAACACTAAGGAAGTTGTTAATGAATTAGCCTACTCAGCTGATGCAACTTCTACCCGTTTCAGTGATTTAGGCGTTGCGATGTCGTATGTTGGTGAAGCGGCACATACAAACAGCATTAGTCTTTCTGAGACGGCATCGGCATTAGGTGTACTGTCCAACCATGGTATGGAGTCGGACAAGGCTGGTACCAATTTACGTGGTACTATTAACGGCTTAACAAACCAGATTAATAAGATTGGCAAAAAGAACTCAATTTTTACCCAACTTGGTATTACTAAATCTGAAATGTTAGATGCACATGGCAATATCAAGAGTTTATCTCATGATATGGGTGTTCTGTACAAACATGTTCAAGAGCATAGTAAGGGCGGCTCGCAAACTAACGGCTTCTTTAGGTCTATTTTTGGTACTACTGCGATGAACGGTGCTTTGACACTGGCTAAGTATAGTAGTGAAGTATCAAAATTAGATAAAAACACTCAACATTACGGTAAGACAGGCACTTACGTTGCTCAATTGGCCAAAAAGAATATGGCTACTGCGCAGGGCAACATGGCAAGTGCTAAAAGATCACTAGATGTCTTTAAGATGACCTTGGGTAATGCGTTATTGCCTGCACTTAACCAGGCAAGTAACGCACTTGCTAAGTTCTTGTTGTCGAAAGACGGTAAGAAATTCCAGAAAGATGTTGGTGGCGCTGTTGGCTATGTGGCTAACAAGTTGGTGGCATTTATCAAATGGACATCAACTCATGAAAAAGAAGTTGAATGGATTGGTAAAGGCTTATTAGTCGGCTATTCAGCTGTTAAAGCCGCTCAATTTATTAGCTTTTTGGGTAAAGTCAAGGATTGGCTTGAAGCCATTAAATCAATTAAATTTGTTGGTGGATTGTTTGGCAAAGGGCTGGAAGATAAAGCCGCCACTGCCACAGTTCAAAGACTTGGTGGTGCAGTAACCAAAGGGGCTACACGAGGTAATGCTGGCATCTTAACAGGTGCTTTGCAATCGGCTAAATCAGCTGGCGGTTTTAAAAACTTAACTACTGTTGGCAAAATAGCCAATGTAGGTGCTGGTATCGGTGTTGGTATTGATGCTGGTACGCAAGTTTTCAGCGCTATCAAGAACCGTCATAATGCGGAAAAACGTAGTCAAGACATTGGTGGTGCCGTTGGTACTGGTGCCGGTGGCTTGATCGGGTTAGCTGTTGGCGGTCCAATGGGTGCCGCTTTCGGTGCTCAAATTGGGAAAGTCGCTGGTCGCTGGGGTGGTCATGCTGTAAACCAGTTCACTAAGGGCTGGCAAAAGAGCAAGCCACCTAAAAGTTTCTGGTCACTTGAAAATCTTGGTTGGTCAACTCACGATATGTTCAACGAGGTCGGCAAAGGCTGGAACAAAGGCGTCAAGGGCGTTGGTAAGTGGATTCATGATATCCCTTCTAACATCGGTAAGACTGGGACTAGCATAAAAAACTGGGCTGGCAATGTTGGAAACAACATCCACAAAGGTTTTGATACTGCCACAAGGAATACTCACAATTTCTTTAAGAGTTTACCTAAAAATACTCGTAAAACTGGAAGCAACATAAAGAATTGGGCTTCAAAAACTGGTATAAATATCGGCAAAGGCATTAATAGCGGTTGGAAAAAAGCTAAAACAGGTGTCTCCAATTTTGGCAAATGGTATGGCAAAAAATGGAATGACATTTGGAAATCAGTTAACAACAACCGCTATGTAAAGGCATTTAAGAAAGGTCAACTTTTCCAAACTGCCTTTAAGGACATGAAGTCCCGTTGGAATGCGTTCTCTAAATGGTTTGGCAAGGGCTGGAATGGCTTTTGGGCTAAGATAGGCAAATGGGCTAAGAACTCATGGAACGGCATTAAGCGAAACTGGAATAATTTCTGGGGAAGCTTGCCCCAAAAGTGGGAAGCATTCAAAAAAGGCTTTGCCAAAGGCTGGTCTAATTTCTGGGGCGGCATAAAAAAGGCTTGGGACAATTCTATTGGTGGAATTATCAAAGCCTGGAATGGCTTCACTGGCAAACTTGGTGCTTTTGGTAAATGGGCGAAAAACTCATGGACGGGTACCAAGAACAATGTCAAAGGCTTTACTAACCGAATGATCTATGGTGCTGGTGGTAAAAAGACTACTTTCAAATACGACAAGTTCGCACACGCTAACGGCGGTACAATGCATACCTCACACGGTGCTCTTGTCGGGGAAGCCGGTCCCGAATTAGCTTACAAGCCTTACGCTAACGACGTTCGCTTGCTTGGTGCTAATGGTCCACAATTTACAAAGGTTCATGCTGGCGAACATATCCTGAACGCACGCGATACCGCAAAGGTATTAAACGGCGGTTTAGGCAATGGGCTAACACTCAAAGGCTACGCAAGCGGAACTGATAAGCTTGGTAAAACCTCAAAGAAGGTAACCAACGACTATAAGCAAATTGCGGACAAATCGTCCAAGTCACTTAATAGCCTTTCTAAGAAGAGTTCAAGCACTTGGAATAAGATTACACGTCAAACGGGTAAAGACAGCTCTAAGACCCGAAAACGGGCTATCTCTGACTACTCAGACATGCACAAAGGCATCGTTAAGCAGATGGACAAGACCCATGACGGTGTTATCAGTCTTAGTGAATCCACTGCCAAAGGCTTTGGAAAAGCATTAGACAAGACCAAGGGTTACGCACGGGATGCAATGAGTGACTCAATTGGTGAGATTAACAAGGGTATTACTGGAATTGACAAGGTTCTTGGACAATTCGGAGGTAATACCTCAGTTATCAAGCCAGTCAAGTTCGCTTCTGGTACTGACGCAAACGGGCGTCTAACCGAAAACACCCTTGCTATGGTCAACGATGCACAAACAGGACCAAGACAAGAAGCCTTAGTTAGTGACAAGAATGAATTGTTCTTGCCACGTGGCAACAATGTCACCATGATGCTACCAAAGGGCTGGGGTGTCCTCAACGGGACACAGACACAGCAGGTGGCAAAATCAGCCGGTGTAAAGCATTTTGCCAAAGGATCAGGGCTAAGCCATAGCGCATTGAGAAAGCTTGCTGAGAAGGCAGGAGCCAACCCAGCACAAAGCTTCAAAGAAATGTACTTAGACAAGCTCAAACCAAGCGGATCGAATTTAAAGCGTGGTTCTATCGGACTTGTGCAAAATTCATCTCAACACTTCGGTAATCCATGGTCTAACGCGATGTGGACGGTCATCAACAACGCAATCGGCGGTGGTGATGGTAAAGGTGGCACTCGTGAAGCATTCCTGAGATTTGCTGAGTCTACATTCTCTGGCGTCCCATATGTCATGGGTGCTATGAGTAAGGCGGCTAGTGACTGTTCTGGTATGGTCGCACAAGCTTTAAAGCATTTCGGAATTAATGCTGGGCGTTCAACTGTTGATATGCAACATAGTTCCGCCCTCCAATATCTTGGTAAAAGCATTAATCGAACTATTCCGGGTGACTTGGTTATTTTCGGTCATGGGACAGGCGCAGCCGGTCACGTGGGTATCGTCAAGAATCCAAGAACCGGGACAATGTTCAATGAAACACCGCCAAAAGCGCGTGTCACACGAATTGCTGATGACATGGGTATGGGCTATGGTTTCTACCGTGTCAAAGGGTTACACAATGCATCAACTGCTAAGAAGACTGCAAAGCCAGCTACTAACTTAACTGCACTAGCAAAACGCGAACTTGGTCCAGCCGCTTTAAAGTGGATTAAGGACAAGTTAGGCGATGAAGGTTCACTCGGTGGCAACATCGGTGGTGAAGGCGTCAAGCGTTGGGCTGGTACAGTTAAACGAGTTCTTGGTATGTTGCACTTGTCTACTTCTGATTCAATGGTCGCAAGAGTATTGCGTCAGATCCAAACTGAGTCAGGTGGTAATCCTAACGCAAGACAACCAGGGAGTGACCCAGACGGTGACGGTTCTGGTCCAGCATTAGGACTTATGCAAACTAAGCGAGCAACATTCGAAGCCTTTAAGCGTAAAGGCTCTGGCGGTATCTTTAACGGACCTGCCAACATTTACGCTGGCTTGAATTATGCTAAGCACCGCTATGGTTCTAGCTTGTCAGCATTAGGCAATGGTCACGGTTACGCAAAGGGTGGACGTCCAAAAGCACACACTCCATTTATTGCAGGTGAACGTGGTCCAGAGCTAATCACTGCTGACGGTCCTGTTAAAGTTGATAGTCACGAACAAACAAAGCGTAAAGTTTCTGACTTAGCGCAAATGTTTAAGTTTCCAAAGATTAACAGACCTACACGGTCACACAGCTCAGCGCCGGTCATTAACATCAACCTCAACGGTCCTATCTACGGGACAAGGGAGGATGCTAAGCGGATTGCGGAACTGGTACGCCGTGAAATTAATAAGGTTCTAGTAAACATAAGCGATGAATTAGGTACGGATCCATCGCTTTATTAGTAAGGAGTTGTTTTTATTTGGCTAAAAAAGAAAAGCCAAAAAACAAGTCTAAGCCCCGTAAGGGGCGCAAAAAGACTAAGGCGCAAATTAAAGCAGAAAGAAAAATAAAAGAAATCAAAGATAAGGCTGATAAAGCTCACCGTGCGGCAATGAAAGCCAATGCGACGGCAATGAACTTTTCAGCAAAAGTCTTTAACACGAAAGATCCAAAGCTGAAAGCTAAATATACTAAGAAGTTTGAAGAATACATGAAAAAATATCATGCAGACATGAACCGATACAAAAAGTATAGAAATCAGCTTAAACCAGCTAAGACCAGCAAAAAGCGTGTTAATAAAAGCAAGACCACGGATCAAGCCGCGATGGTCAGCAAAATTGAACAACATAAAAAAGAATTTACGAATGAAGGCAATATGGCTATTTTTCCTACACTCAACGGGACAGAAAGCGATATTGTCTTTTTTAGCCCCACAAATACGGAATCAGAAAGCAATTCATCAAACATTACTTCTTATGCCGTTGATCAGGGGGCACCTCGTAAAGATTACGCAAGATTCAATTCTAAGACGGTCACTATTGACGGTCTTATTTCTGACGACATTAACGGCGGTCGCACAGCCCATGATAAATGGGTGCAGTTAAGAACGTGGCACAGTCACCATGAAGAATTAACGTTCCGTGGTGACATTTATTACAAGCACTTGCTGATATCACAACTTGACCGGCAATTTACCGGTTTCAAAAACACGATGCAGGTTTCAATAACTTTTACATTTGTTCGAGCTGCTGAGATCACGACAAGCGGCAAAAAGAAGAATGCTAAGCGGTCGAAGTCTTCTAAGACGTTGGCAGGCAACAGAAACAAGAACTACACCGCAATAACCATCAAGCCGGGCGATACCCTGTGGGGATTGTCCAAACGCTATGGTAAGTCGGTTTCTTGGCTTCAAAAGGTCAACAAGATCAAGAATCCTAACCGGATTTATGCCGGCAACTTGATTTATGTCAACGATAAGAAGCATAAGGCTAAAAGCAAGATGCGAGTTAAGTAAGGAGGGGTGAAATGCGTCAATATATTCCAGTGAACATTGATGATTTGCCGGACATTTTCGACATCGAATTGGCTGGCGAGGTTTACACGCTAAGAATTGACTATAACCCCGTTGCTGACTGGTATACCATCACTATTTATCAGAATGGCGAAACCTTGCTAGAACAGGAGCCGCTTATACTTAATCAGCTAGTCGCTATTGATATTCCTGATACTCGTTTACCTCGAATTGATATGAGAGTGATGGACGAAACTGGTAACGCAAAAGATGCCGGCAAGGCTGAGTTTGGCTATGATGTTCAAATTTACATTGATGTGATTGATCCACTTGGTTCAGAAGACGAAGACCCGACTATCAAACCACTGGGGTATGACCCTGACGAAGATAGCGACGATTTAACGGATCAGGAGGTCTCATATTGATAGTTACTAGCAACCCACACATGTGGTTTGTCTGCACTAACGATAAAGGCAAAACCCAAACCGTTTACAACAACGAGCATTATAAGCATAATTATCCGTTTACGTTTGAAGTTAACTTTGCTGATTCGTCTACGCCACAGCAAAATACGGTCACTTTGTACAACATGACCAAGGAGCATGCAAATTTTTATCATAAGAAATTCTATTGCTATGTTGCGTTTAACTGGGGACCAGATAAGAAGATTCTTGCTGAGGGATTTATCGAAAAAATCGGCATTCCTAACCACGATGGTACAACTGATACCTTTACAATTACTTTCACTGAGGGCACGAATTACAGCAATGTAGCCGCTCGCAAATTGAAAGTAACAAAAGAAAAGAAGGTCAACAAATATGTAACGAAGTGGGTCAAGCAACCTGATAAGACGGTTACTAGATACCACCATTACACAGAGACCAAAGAGTACAAACGAGGTCCTAAAAAAGGACAGAAGTACACGGTTCGCCATCGAACGCCATATAAAGAAACCATTAAAGGTAAGTGGCGTAAGAAACGGATTAAAACCCGTGCTACAAAAGTAGTCAAAGTTAATAAGACGTTTCGCAAAGGCACGGACTATAAGACTTTGATTAAAGGAATTGCAAGTCAATCAGGAATCGTAATTTCTAAGATTGACTTAGCAAAGAATCCAACTTTGAAAAAGTCATTTACCGCAAAGGGCAAACCATTAACACTGCTTAAACAGGTGGTCAAAAAAACAGGTTCAATCATGACCTACATTCAAGGAAAGCTTGAAATCATTAATCCAAAAAGCACAAAGAGAACGTGGTATGAGATTGATGGCCAAGACCTGTTACAGCCACCAAGTTACAACGAAAGTAGCGATGACAGCTCCGGTAAAGGAACGTGGGAAATCATGGTTCCATTGGTTCCAGACATAACCACCAACGTGGGGATTCACATGGAAAGTAAGTATTTGAAAGGCTATTTTTATGTGAAAGCCGGTCAACATACATTTGACATGGATAAAGCACAAACGCAATGTTCACTTGGAAAGATTTAAGGAGGTGAGTGTTATGGCACAATCACAAAATGAAGAACGTAAGGCGGCTATCAACGCAATGCGCAAATTTCAATGGGGCATTATTTCTGGAATGGAAAATGCATTAATTGCAAAAGTTATTGACTATAACAAGAAAGATCATACGGCGGATATTTTACCGCTTGCTAATTCAAGCGACGGCGAAACATCAGCACAATATCTGGATATTCCGGTTACTGAAAATTGTTACATGTTGGATGAAATGATTGAGCGACTTAAACCAGAATTTAAAAGAATTGATTCTGAAACGGGTTCGCATTTGGTTGATAAGCTGCCTAAAAAGAAGCTTATGAGAAAGGGCGTCCCAGTAGTTGCGGTGGTATTAGACCGTGATAATGACAACTGGGAAGGTGGTAGAGCTGTCAACACTTACACTCCGAATAGTTCAAGGGTTCATGATGCTAATGATGCGATTATTGTTGGAGTTCTCGGAGGTGATGCGAAAAATGGCTAAGGATTTATTAGTTAATGAGTACGGTGATTTAGTTATTGACCCTACTACTCACGACTTAGCAATCGTTGAAGGAATTGACGAAATAGCCCAAAGAATAAGGGCTACACTGTTAATTCGCTACGGTGAAATGCCTAATCTTGACCCAGATCAAGGCGCAGATTACAGCAATTTCATTGGTAAGAATTTTAACGCTCAGCTTGCATCCGCTGACATGTCTACGACCATCACAGAAAAGGTTCCAGAGGTCAAAACGGTTAATAGTATCACTTTTAAGAAAATGCCTAGAAGAGGCTTATATGTGGCTTTTAGCGCAACTGTTCAAGTTGGCGATGGTCAACCGAAAAACGTAGAGGGAGGTTTTGAACTTGGCGATAGCTAGTTTCGGACTACACAAGCGGGGGTTCTTAGCTCCCACATATGAAGAAATACTGGACAGTGTAGAAGATGACTTGATGCAACGTTTTGGCACCGATATCGTCCTGACAAGTAATTCCAATTTTGGAATTATTGCCCGACTGATAGCGTGGCGCGAAACCTTGCTAATTCAAGAACTGCAAAAAACTTACTATTCTGCTTATATCAGCACGGCTACTGAAAGCTCACTTGATCGGATTGGTGCTAACCTAGATCTTCCAAGGAAAGTTGCTACACCAAGCTTTGCAAACATTCAAATCGTGACTGATGACGAATATTTGATACAAGCAGGTGAACAGTTTGAAACCGATGACGGTGTTGTGTTTGACCTTATCAAGGACGTAACTACCGCAAAAGATTCAAATGGTCAGTACATTGGAGTAGGAGTTGTCCAATCCGTTGAAACTGGTGACTTTAACAACGTTTTGCCTAACACAATCACTATTGTTTCTAATCCGGACGAAGACATTATTAGTGTGACGAATCCGCAGAAGGCAGCTGGCGGACAAGATGATGAAGACGACTCCACATATAGAGCGCGGCTAATCATGGAAAACGTGGCAAAGCCTGGACCGTCAACAGCTGGTATCAAATCAGCATTAATGAATTTACCAGGAGTAAGACAAGTAAACATTATTGAAAATCCGTTCGCAGACGCGGACCAATACGGAAATCCACCGTATTCGGTTCACGTTTTTTGTTTGGGCGGAAAAGAAGACGATATAGCGAGTTGCTTAGCAGATAAAGTAGCGGCTGGTATCAGTCTTACTGGTAGCAAAGAAGTTCAAGCAAAAGATGCAACAGGTGAGGTTAAAAAGATCAATTTTGATTACGCAACCGACAAACCAATTTATGCAAGGGTCAAAATTCGGACAACTGACGAATGGAACGCCGACGACGGTGCTGACTATGTAAAGCAAGAAATAGCTGATTACATCAACAGTTTACTGATGGACGGTACCGTTTACCTAACCAAAATTTATCCGTCTATCTATTCAATTGAGGGCGTTGGTGAGGCACTCGTTGAGATCGGAACTGACCCCGAACATTTAGCAGATAAAGATATACATACACAGCCGTTTGAAGCCGTCTCTTGTGACACTAGAAATATTGAGGTGGTCGTAAATGGCATATGAGACTTCTGAACAGCTTTTAGCTGAGATTTCAGACTACTGGTATAAGCGACCTGGTGGCAATCTTTATAAGCTAATTGATGCCTTTAACGAGCCACTAGAAGGGATTAGTACAAATGCAAATAAGGTCGAGCGCTGGCGTGCTTTAAAAGACGCCCAAGGAACAACGCTCGACCTTTTTGGTGCCGACATCCAGACATATAGACCAAGTCAAGACGACGACAATTATCGCTTCATTATTCACGTTATGGAGCTTCTTTCACGGGCACAGGGTACTGTACCCTCAATCGTGAAAATAACGTCTAGTGCGCTTGAATATGACCACGGTTTCAAAATCTGGAAGACAGGTATTCGTCACGTAGGGATGCAGATACCGTTTGATGCGGTTCAAAACCCGCAAATGGAAAAGTTTATGCTTAACAACTTGCAAAAAATGCTGGCGATGGGTTACTGGCTTGACTTGATAATCTTTAAAGCTACTACACACGTTCACGGCTATCTAGGTGCCACCACGCAAGATAGGGACCATGACATCAAAACATTTGCGTCTATCTGGTGGGAAGGCTACAAAGCTACCACGTATAACCATTGGTATTTTGGGACAGACATTAACGAGTTGCAAAACACTACACATGAAGAAGTGGCTACTTGGTGGGAAGGTTGGAAAGCACAAGCAAAGCGCATGTCGTACATCGGTACCAAGCTTTTAACACATGAATATCAAGCCTTAAAGGCAATCTAATGAAAGAAGGTCAAAATGGACAAATTCAAAGACACCATTATCACCGATGCAGGGCGTAAATTACTCATTAATGTCGGCGCTGGTAATGGCGAAATTGCATATACACGGGCGGTGCTAGCTGGTCAAGATGTCAGCTCTATGGCTGATGAAGACATTCGAAAGCTTGCCACCCTTGAAAATCAAAAAATGGAGGTCAACGTAATTGTTACACCTCCACAAGACAACACAATCACCGTTTCGGCTTCATTTGGCAACAAGGACTTAACGGATGACTTAACGTTTAGCTCAGTCGGTTGGTACGCTAAAAACAACAACGATAACAAAGAAATCTTGCTTGGTGTATCACCGTCAAACGGAGAACAAACACTAGCGGCAGGTTCGCCAGATCACCGGTCAACGGCTTCAATTGACATTGATTTAGCAATGGCTATCAGCAATGCCGCAAAAGTTGACTTGACGGTTAACGAGATTGGCGTAGCTCACATGAGCGATGTCAACGCGGCTATTTTGAAGCTCAAAGCGGAGTATGACCCGAAAATTGAGCAAGCTGGCAAGGTCAAAGGTGCAAAGATCAACGACGGGGCGGTTGTTGAACCCGATGATGACGGTATTCTTGACTTGATCGTTGATAGTGACCGCATTAAGGATTTTCCGGCAGATTTAAAAGACCTCAATGACCTGCCAAGCGGGACATATCGGACTTCCCAAAGTGCTGCTAGCTTTGTCAATTACCCTAAAATGCAAGATGGAACTACTCCTTTTAATATCCCAATAGTCTGGAAAAACGCATTAATCAAAGTAGTCAAGGATGCTAATGCTGGATACCAGCTTATAGTGTCCAGCCAACAAAAATATGCAATCCGCTATTTTAGTAATAATCATTGGGGATATTGGTTTCAGCTTCCGACATTATCTAATAATGACATCATCAAATTAATTGACTCCAAGGTTGACGGACTAAACATCGGCAATTACGCCACTAAGACGGACTTAACTAGTGTTTCTAACTCAGCAGTCAAAAAGGTTAATGGCTTAACCCCTGACGGAAGCGGCAACGTAAACGTTACCTCAACCGTTGCCCGCGGCTTTGATGCTAACGCAAACGCTACAACTAAGATGACGGAAGAAAACCTGCACGGCGGCAATCAGATCTTGATGGATCAGAATGCAGGTCAAGACATCGTTAACTGGGCAAAAGGTCAATTTAACACACTGAACGGGAATATCAATAAGCTCAACGCTAAAACTGAAATTCCCGGTGTTGCCAATGCAAATGATTTAGTTGGTGACGCTTCTTCAATCAGTACTTACAAATTAAGTAACTCTGGCAATCTTAATGTGCCGGATTTCTACCCAGATAAGCGTGGCACGCTAATCAACATTAATTATGATGGAAACGCTAAAACTCAAATTTGGATTCCAGTAGGTAATTCAGGTGGCGACTCAATTGCTTTGAGGTACTGGGAAGGCAATAACTATCCTAAATGGAAAAAACTTGCAACCGTTCAGGATACAACCAACTTGCAAAACCAGATCAACGACTTGAAAAAGTCAAATGCTGATTTGATCGGCACTGTTAACTGGTTGAAGGATAATGCCGCAATTGCTAGAAGATTCCCAGCTAGTCAAGAAGCGCAAGCTCAACAATGGGAAAATGATCATCCAAACTACTTTGCATTGATCGAAAAAATAGATAGAAAGAAGGTGAAAGCATGCTAGACCACATGATCTTTGACAGACTGAAATGGTTCAACATCAGTGACAATACTGATAGCGTGACCGCAAACGGCAAGAATTGGAAAGCTATTCCTAAACAAGTAGTCTTGCCACAAGGGGCAAAAATCGCAACTTTTTCTGGTGATGGTTCTGCTCTTGCAACCGATGCCATAATTATGCTAAATTCTGACACTACTGCGAATGTCATTGGTAAAATTGCGGACTGTTACGCAGTTACTGGTGTTTTTAATGGAACGGGTCAAAACACAGAAAATAACGCTACATTAAACTTGAGCTTTGATGAAGAATACATTTTTGACGATCATAGATATGAAGTTAATTTTGTGTCATTCGGTCTTATTCGTGAATCAGAGGTTAAAAGTATAAACTGGGGGGAAAAAAACCTTCTACATACTGTTGTATCAGTGGTTAAGCGTGCTTTCACTCTATTTAAGAAAGGAGCGGAAACATGCTAGATCACATGATTTTTAACAAATTAAAATGGTGGGACTCCACGAACCGCCTACTGATCGGTAAAAGAATCACTGCGTCGCTTGATACTTACCACACAGTTAAAGCTGGATTTAACTTTACTGCTGCGGATTATGGCAATGTGCCGGCTAAAACCAAAGTAGAAAATGCCTTAATTGTAGCGGCTTATAAATTTAATGGCTCGGCTGGTAACGCACCAAGTGGCACGTATATTTTGACTGATCAGGACAACGCCAAGTGGCTAAGACTTGACGGAACCGAAAACATTTTTGGGGGGGGGGGGTAATTAGTCCCCTAAGTCAAGCATTTAGAGCTATCACTAGAAAGGTGGTGGTTCTATGATCGAAAGCATACTCTTTAATAGTGAAAAGTACCGTAAATACGGCTACACCAGCATTACTAAGACACTAAATAATCCTGATCATCGATTCAAGTTAGTTGATAGCGTTGATGTTTTAGATATGAACAGATACACTGTGGTGACTTTTAGCAATGGCGATAGTTACCGGGCTAAGAACTACGTTCTATATAATCATGTAGACGAGCCATCAACGTTTTTTAATCCAACAACGCAAGGCAATTATTTGCAAGTGGGCAGCGAAACCACAGCTTATGGAACAGGTCCCGGCATAGAAGCTTATTACCATGGAGCTTATGAAGATGATGATCACGGTATGCATGAAACTCCAATAACGGTTGATTGGGTAAAAATAGAAATAAACGTAGATTAGCACTCAATGAGTGCCTTTTTTATGCAAAAAACCTTGCTCACGGGGCGTTCCCGTGGGCTTTTTATATAGAAAGGAGCCAATAAAATGGCTGACGAAAATACACAAGTTGCACCAGTAGCGGGCGCAGAAACAAACGCTACACAAGATCAAAACAGCGTTGCTGAACAAGAACAGGCATTAAAGGCAAAGTTCCCAACTCTTACAGGCTTTGTCTACTTGTCAGATCCTGACAATGCGGATCCCGTTTGGCATCACAAAGTAATCCCAGTTTTTGGCGATGAAGCAAATGTGGGGCTACCATGGCAAGTCCATGCTGAAAGACCAGCTGACAACTTAAAAGACCCAGTTTGGACAGTTGGCGCTACTGATTGGAGTGAAAACGATAAGAACAACCAACGCATTATCTTGCAACAAGCTACACAAAAGCTGGCTGAATTGGACAAGAAGAGCGTAGAACTTGACCAAGCTAACGACAAGGTAGACCAAGCATTGAAGGATATGCAAGAAGTTCAAGCTCAATCATCTAGGCAAAACTTAGCTTTGATGAAGAGCTTTACTGAACAAACTCAAAACACTAATCAAATTCTTGGTGCTATGCAAAAGACCTTAGCAATGGTAACCAAGGCAGTTGGCGCAAATGCTAATAACGCTACACCAGCTAACCCAACAACTGATACTAAGCCAGCAGACCAAGCAACCAATAAGCAATAGTTAAGGAGGACATAAATCATGACTTTAATGGAACAAATTCAAGCAAACTTTTTAGAGATGTATCGTATGGACTGGGAATTCGGCATCTATGACAAGAACGGTATGAAGGACCTAGTAGTACAAGGTTTCTTATCAGCTGAAAATTACCAAAAGATTGTAGGCGAAGCTTATGCGCCAACTACTGCAACGCCTCAACAATAACTCACTTTACGTGATCATTAGTCTGCTGATTTTCGGTAAAGGTTTGGGCTTTTACCTTAACCGCAGATTTTTCTTTTATCCACCACAACTAGCGTGGATGATGAACAACGTTTACTTAGATTGTTCAATGATGATTGTAGGCATTGCGTTGCTGGTTTACACCTGTTCACGGTACAACAACAATAAGCTTCTAGGGGTGTTGTTGGCACTTGTCGTGGTGCTGCTAGCAATAATTTCATCAATCGAAATTGAACACGTGATTTTTGCCCATGAAATGGAGTTTGTCCAGAACGCTTTGTCAAATACGGCGGTTATAGCCTTTATTATCTGGACAGCAAGGCATTATTCAAAGCGTTAGGGGTGATATAGTGCATGTCGACCTAAACAGCATTATATCGGCTTTGTCCGCTTTGCTTTTAGGCTACTTTACCTTTAAGCAAAACGGTAAGAAAAGTGATATGGATAGCGTGGAGAATAACCGAGATTACATTGTTGAACAGAATAAGCGTTTAAACGCGGAAAACAAAAAACTACTCAATGAAAATGAAAAACTCAGAAAGGAGTTAAGTGAAAATGAAGCCAAACACTAGAATTTTAGATTACGTTACCTTGGTACAAGACGGCGTTTTGACCGTTGACGATGCACCACAAGACATCAAGGCAGAGGTTACTAAGTGGGTTCGCTACTTTGCAGGAATTAAGGATGATTCAATGGTTAAGGATCCTGAAAGCACTACACCAGCACCACAAGTAGAAAATAAGCCAGATACTACTTCTTTTTTAACTAAGAAGGTGACTGACTAATGAATTTAAGCCAACTTAATGAATATCTTTTTGTGGGATTTCTTGCCTTTGTCGCTGTATGTCAAGGTGTTTCTACTGGTATTGATTTCTTTGCGTCTAAGTCAAAGAAGCCTTTACCAAAGGAAGTTATGACCATTGACCAGATTGCCAAGTTCGTAGTAAGTGAAGCCGCTACGCTCGACATTTCAGGTGCTGAAAAGAAAGCTAAGGCGGTTGAAGCTTTGCTGAACCAAGCACAAAAGGAAAACAAGCCCCTTACCGAATCCGTAGCAAAGGGAGCTGTCCAACACGCCTATGACCAAATGCAGGCTGATTCCGAAAAGGCTACACAAGACAAGGATGACAACGCCCAGCCAATTGGCTTTGTAAGTGGTGATGATTCTGATGCAAAAGATTAGATATAAGACTTACAACGAATTTGTTTTTGAATCTTTTGGAAAATCGTTTGAAAACCAAAAGATTGCCAAAAGAAACCAAATGAAAGGCGGTGAAAAAGATGTCAAACTTAACCGTATCAAAAAGAAGTTTGGGTGTTGATGTCGCCAGCTACCAATCAGAAAATGTAAGCTACACAGGTGCTAAGTTCGCACTGGTCAAGCTTACGCAGGGTACAGGTTACCTCAACCCAAAGGCAAAAGGACAGATCAAGAGCTCACTTGCTCACGGGCTTTTAACTGGCGGCTACTTTTATGCTACACACTCTGGCTCTGTATTAAAAGCACGGGCAGAAGCTAAGTACGCTGTTGAAAAGGCGAAGGCCTACGGCATCCCTCTTGGTTCGTATCTTGCGGACGACTGGGAGCAGGGCAGTGGCAACGACGTCAACGGCGCTGTTGGTTCAAACACTGATGCTGTCATAGCAGCTATGCAAGTGATCAAAGAAGCAGGATATAAGCCGCTAGTATATGCTGGTGCTTATGTATTGCGTAACCGTCTCAACACAGCTCGAATTGTAAAGTCATTCGGAACTTGTTTATGGGTAGCTTCATATAAAGTCATGGGTCGTCAAGATTCCGCTGACTTTAATTACTTCCCATCAATGGACGGCGTAGCAATCTGGCAATTTACCGATAATTACAAGGGTTACAACGTTGACGGCAATATCTGCTTGATCGATTTAAAGGCAAATTCAGGTAGTTCTAAGCCTAAATCAACAAACAAGACCGGAGAATCGCTGTCTCTGCATCCCGTTGTAAAGTGGAATATCGGTGCTGTCGCAGTAGTATCCAATTCAAAGGGAGCATACGTTTACACAAGCTCCAAACTGGACAAGCGGGAAAGCGACAAGCTAAAACCGTGTGGTTCCATGTGGCAGGTGTTCGGATTGGAAAACGGTGCCGTAAAAGTTGGCAAAAATCAGTTTTTCGATGGTCGTGCCGTTTATGTGAAGGCTAACCCTATCGCATATAACGACAGCAAACATGCAGTAGCTAAGGTTGTTTTACCTCATACTCATGCGCTAGACGCTCCAAAGGCTGACGCAGGCAAGGTTTACGGCTTGGAGCTTAACTCAAAAGTCGAGATCCAGGGAAGAGTCGGACGCTTTTTAAAGATTAAAGAGCTACACAAAGGCAAGCAGGTATATGTGACGGGCAACCGTGCGTATATCGTGCTGTAAACTTTACAAAGATAGCCATAATGAGCTATAATTTATCCGTAATTTTATCCATAATAAAAAAGAAAAGGAGTTGTAAAAGCTCCAAATGTCGTGCATAAAGCCACCTCGGAGGATTGTTCCTCTGGGGTGGCTTTTTTGCGTTATATTTTAATTTTTATTGCAAATGTAGATACAAAAGTATATACTAAATAAAAAGGTTTAATTAAGACTTGTAAGGAGATTTATAACAATGTGCAATGTGGAATTGAAACAATGGGGCAATTCACTAGCCGTACGACTGCCTAAAACTATTTTAAGCAAAGCCGGCATCAATGAATTACCGACCAAATTTGATGTAACAGTTAACAAAAATAATGAAATCGTTTTGAAAAAACAAAAAGAGCCTGAAAGCTTAAAAGAGCTTTTCAAAGGCTTTGACTATAAAAAATATTGGAGCGACTGGGAAAAAGAAAATCCTGGCAAGTCCAAAGAAGAGGACTGGGGCGGACCAGTTGGGCGCGAAGTCTTTTAATTTAGAAGTCCTTATTAGAAGGGAGGTGATAATTTGAACAGCAGAAAAGACTTCCATCAAGGTGATGTTATCATGATGAACTTTGACCCAACCAAGGGACATGAACAAGCGGGCTATCGTCCAGCGCTTGTCGTGTCAAACGATGATTTCAATATGATGTGTGGAGGAGTGATCAAAGTGGTTGCTATTACTACTAACGAAAAAGAATTTCCACTACACGTTGAAATTCCAGAAGGTTTGCCAGTTCACGGCAGGGTAGAGCTGGATCATGAACGTTCAATTGATTCTCGGTCGAAAGCCAGAGAATGTAAGTATGTATGCAGTGTACCGTCTGAATTTTTAGATGAAATTCTCCGAAAACTTGCATTAACTTATAAAAAAAGCCACTAG